AAAGTTAAAGGCCGTAGGTTCCGCTACAACCGACACGCCGTCGTCCTGCACTGGAACTGCTCCACCAATTGTATCCCAAGTTGATGTATATCCTTCAAATTTACCAAGCGAGGAATTGTAACGCATCTGACCAGCAATAGGAGATCCAGGGCGTTGCCCTGTTGTACCTACTGGAATCGATATACCGCCAGTCATATTAAAGTCTAATAGGCCATCATCTGTAACAATGATATTTTGGCGGTGATCCATATTAATTGGCATTGAGTTCAGATTCCTGTTGACTTCCTGATATTTATCGCTTATAGTGAAGGTATATTAAACAGTATGTGGGTCCATTATTTTAGGACGGCGTGGAAGCGTAACCAGTATTTTAATCAAGAAAGAACCGGCCCTAGGGCCGGTTCCATTATCTTTATAGTCCTAAAACTTATGTGAAGCTTAGGTTTGCAGTTGTAACAGCGATTGCTGCAAGGTAGTCTGCTGCATTACCAAGAGATGAAGCCTGGTTGCTTAGTTCTACATAGCCGTAACGTGTCATGAAGCTAACTACTGGCTCGAATGTGCTTGGGTCAAGCACTGTGCCTGAGCTCATTAGAGGGATGTATGGGCAATAGAACGCCGCTGCATCTGTCTCGTTTGAACCTTTGTAGCCGATAAGGATGTTATCGTCTGATGCATACTGGTTAACATAAACACGCATAGAGCCGTTTAGTGTACCAACGAACTTCGTATTTGTTGGTGCCTCGAAAGGACCTTCAGTTGTACGAGCGAACGCGCTTGTAGTTGCTGCCTGGAGAACTGTAAGGATTGTAGGTGATACAACCATCCAGTTACCAGCGCCACGACGTGTGCGTGATGCAATGTCGTTAGCTGCTTTGTTAATTAGAACTGCAAGTGCTGCATGTTCGTCACCAACAAATGTTGCTGTACCAGATACCGCGTTCTGGTCATATGTACCAGCTGTCGCGCCTGCTAGGCTAACTAGAGATGCAATGATCTCTTGGTCGATTTCAGCAGTAATCTCTTGAGCAAGTGCTGCCATGATTTCTGCTTCAACATCTAGGCCGTGCATAGCTTGTGCGTCTTGCGCTGCCTCAAAAGTCCAACGTGCGCTGAGCTTACGAGTTTTTGCTTCGACGGTCTGCTTTAGGACCTGAATGTTTAGTTTACGACCTGCTTGACCTTCAAGAATTGAAGTTGCGTCAGCACGGTTGGTTGCTGCATTACCAGAGTAACCGCTTGCAATTGCAAATGGGCTAAGTGCCTCATCGCCTGCTACTGCTGAGTCATAAGTTTCCGCGTAACGAACGCGAAGTGTGTGGATCTGACCAACTGGGCCTGTCATTGGCTGAACACCAACTAGCTCGTTTGCGATCACTGTAGGCATAACACGGCGGATAACAGGTAGGATCACTTTGTTAAGTGTCGCAATGTTACCAGCGGATGTTGCGCCGATGGATGCAGATTCTGTAAGTCCGCGCTTAGTATTCTCAAGCACAGTCTCCATCACTGCTTTTTTATTACCGGTTAGACCGTCGGTGAGTGCACCTTTGGTTGCTGCCCAGTTTTCAAATAGAACGTCTGCCATTTTCTTTTTCCTTTAGCTAAGTCCTGCCAATTTCTTTAGTTCAATAATATCAGCTGAGCTACGTGCATCTTGCACTGCGCCCTTGTTGACTTTATCACCGTTTACTGAACGTGTATTACCACGGCTTTCGGTGAGTTTAGCCTTTGTTGTTGCCTGTGTCTTCACATTAGCATCTTCTGAAAGTACACTTGGGAGGTACTTCTTATAAGCCATCTTCAACTGTGCAGTTTTGACGGACTCAAGTAGTGTTCCCATTAGTTCTTTCTGGCCTTTGTTTAGAGGTCCAAGCATTTCGCTCATAATTTGCTTACGCTCGCTGAGATCAGTTGCGATCTTAGCTTTACGTCGTGCTTCAGTGAGCTGTTGATCCTTAGTAGTCATTGCATCGTTAGACTCTGCAACTTTCTGCTTAAGGTTCATTATTTCTTTTGCAAGTTTTGCAACCTGAGTTGATTCACTCAGTGTGCTAGTCATAAACTCGCTTGCGAATGTTTCAAAAATCTTACGTCCGAACTCGTTTTCTTTAGCAGATTGTACGTCTTCACGTAGAGCAGTTAGCTCTTTGCGCATAACGCCTTCTACCATGGTTTCGAGTTGCGCAGCACCCTTCTTAACGAAGTTACGCTTTGCTTCTTCAATAACTTTTCGACCTTCGCGAACCATTTTGACTTTCTGCTCGGCTAGAGCACGTTTGTCATCGTGGAATTCGTTTAGTTCTTTGGATAGCTGCTTGAGAACAAACTCTTCTAGCTTACCAAAATTAGCCTTTTGTGTTTTGCGATCCCCGCGCAGCTCACGAATTTCTTTTGCAAGAACTTCGTTTAGGAAACCTTCAAGCATTTTAGTGTGCTCTTTAACCGCTCGCTTATAACGAACACGGTCTTCAGCAACCTTTGCTTTATCTTGAGCGAACTCTTCGAGCTCAGTCTTGATGGCTTCGGACAACATAGCGTCCATTGCTTCTACAATCTGCGATTTGTCATTTTCATAACGTCCTGCAAATTCTTCACGCAATTCAGCTGTCAGTGTTTCGCGTTCTTCAGCAATACGTGCTTCAAACGCCTCATTTAGTTCTGACTGAAGTTCTTCATTTAGAACGTCGCTGCCGAGAATTTCATTAAATGACTTAGGCATTGTTATTTTCTCCCTAGGTCTTGGATAAATCGAATCATCTCTTCTTTGAGATACTTCTGTGCTTTGGAATCATGGTTAACGCTTTCTGCTACGTCCCAAAATGTGCTGCCACGTCGGTGATTCATGATTTGCTCATAAATCGGGTCCGGGTATGCATCTGGTGCACTTGGGTTTGCTACGATATCAACTGTAACAATTTCAAATTCTGACACATTGCCAGAACCATCAACGTTGCCAGATCCACGTGAACTGACTCCGAGCTTTACACCACTTTCAAGTAGTGTTTTGCATATATTGCCCATCGGAGTGGGCAACATTTTTAGTTTACCAATACCGTCATTGCCACGCATATCCATGTCAACAATTGCGTGTGAAACGCGGTCGATATTAATGTTGAGATCATCAGGATGATCTGCTTCACCAAGGACTGAGTATCCCCCGTTAATCTTTTCTTTAAGCGTCTTTACGGCGCTTGCGATTTCATTAACGGGATAAACTCTTTGATTTTGATTGCGTTTATCACCTTGGATGAAAATGCCCTGCATGTAGAGATCCTTACCACCTTTGCCGTCGTCATGGCTTTCAGTGGTAATTTTCGCTGCATCCGGTGCAATTACTTCTCGTAGTGGTTTAAACATCAATCGTTTCCTTTAGCTGCCAATATTAGATTTGGCTTTAGCACTTGAGTTGGATGGCTTAGAAACTTTCTTGTCCATCTTACCCTTTTGTTCTTGTGGTCCAGTTACATTCATCTTTTTAGCTGAATCGCCTTTACCACCTTTTTCATCGCTACCGCCAGCAAAGTTTACTGCTTTGCCTTTGTCGCTAATGTTTGGTTGATTTTGCTTCAATGGTGATGCTTTACCGTCGTCGTCGCCCTTCATAGTAACAGCGTGCTTCTTAAGCGTTGCTGCTTCTTCTAGGTCGTCTTCTTCGTAAAAGCTTTCTTCCATGTCGTCATCGGACTCGTCGTCCTCAACTTCGTCGCCAATTTCCATGTCGTCGAATTCGTCAGCAACATCATCATCCATGCCTTCTTCGTCGCCCATGTCGTCACCAATAAGGTCTGCAAAAACAGCCTTAAGTTCGTCCATAGCATCTTCAACGTTCTGCATAGCATTTTCTGCGTCGCCTTCGCCGCCCATGTCGTCGCCCATTTCAGCATCCATGTCCATGTCCATATCCATGTCCATTTCGCCTTCTAGGTCGTCCATAGCTTCGTCGTCCTCTTCTTCCTCATCGCCATTCTCACCAAAATACTCTTCAGTTTCTAGTTCGTCTTCCATTGAGTCCAAATCGTCTTCAAAGTCGCCGCTTGAGTTATCGTCACGGAAAGCTTCGTCAAGGTCTTCGTCATCTTCGTCGTCAAGATCTTCGTCTTCGTCTAGCTCTAGCTCTTCTTCTACCATTTCATCTTCTTCAGCAAGATCTGCATAGATCTCGCGTGCTGATTCAATGATGTGCTCATGTAGCATTTCGCTAGCGAGGTCTTTCTCGCCATTTACCATGTACTCAAGCACTTTTTCTAGTTTTGATTTTGTCATTATCACACTCCTAAATACCCCTCATGGGGCACTGTTTTGCATTACTTCAAGTGTATTTACAAAACAAAGTGCCTTACCTTGTAAAAAGGCATGAAAAAGGGCAAAAAGTGTGTTTTAATTCGGTGGCCTACCTGACTAAGTAATCTTCTACATATCGTTCGGCGTGAGTATCTTTAAATCTCGTGTCATAACTTCATACGCGTCACCGCCGAATCTGTCGACGGCTGCTTGATTTTTTTCTTGTGTCAACTCGTCCATCCATTTTAGATCAGTTAACCCAGGTTCTGTAACAACGGCTACGATTTCTGGGTTGTCTTTAAACCATTTTTTGAGGGATGCATTGGCTTTCTCTTTAAGCTTAGGATCAAGATCATTACCAAACGCAACTGCCCATATCCCTGCCGCGTTTATAAAGATTTCTTGAAATCTTGGAGGTATATCCTCGATTCGTCTTACTTCATGTATGTCTGGAATAGTTGATGGATCTTGAGTAAAAATTTCTGCAGTCATTTCTGGTGCTGCATCTATAATCCAATCGAGTGCATCTGGGCTATTTTTTAACGCAATTCTTACTGTCTTTTCAGTTAGATTTGCAATCTTTTTCAGTCCGAATCCGGCTTGTGTTGCTATTAGTGTTTGCATATTTTGATCAAACTCTATAGGACCTTTTGAAAGCAACCGGATGTATTTGAGTAACAACTCTTTATGTTTTGTTTTTAGCAATAGTGTTTCGATTTCCACGGAACGCTTGCCGCCGCCAGCATCCTGAAAATCATCAAGAAGTTGCTCAAGTGTTTGCAAGTCTTTTACCATTATTTCACGTGCAGAGCCAGCTTTCTTAGAAGCGTCTGAAGACTTATCTAATACCATATCAATATATTTTTGCGCAGTTTCAACAGAGATGCCGCTTTGGCTTGAAAACGTTCTTATATTGATTTCTCTATCATTTATGTCAAACCATTCAATGTGATCTGTGTCCAAGTGTACTGCGGCAGACCATTTCTTGCCTGTTTGCTTGTGTAAAAAGTAGATTAAAGTTATGCTGTTGTCTCTAAAATACTGCTCAAAATAGTCGTGTGCTGGCTTTGTAGTACACCAGTCAGTGCCTTTGCCGTGAAAACAACTTGCGTCCTTGTCAAGCGGTATTACAACCAGCCATTCATTTGTTTCTGCAAGGTTATAACTTTTTCCAGTCTTTGAGCGTTTTTTCTGTTGGTTTTGACTTGACTGTTGACTCTTAGCTGTAACAAACTTTTCAAACTGTCCCCAGCCTTGCTTGCCCCACCAGTCAATATTTCTTTCGTTGCCTTGAACTTGATTTCGGTTGACAAGATCGCGATATGTTGTTATAACGTCTTTAACTGCCGCAGGATCATTATCCTGTGAAAACTTCTGTGTGACTTCTTTATAGCCTTCAAATAATCCAAATTCAATAAAACGCATAGCCTACCCTTAAAGATCAGCTTCAGCGTCTGGGCGCCCGTAGATATATGCTACGTCATCGATTCTCTGCTTTTGCTCCAGATCTTCAATGCTTCGTGTTTTGCGCAGCTTTTGCAAGTGGCGCAAGGTAATACGTGGACGGCGGTGATGGTCAATATTAACCGTCATATAGTTGTCGTCCTTCTCATCATAATATTCTTTTAAGAATTCTCTGCTTTTCATCTTGTTTCATCCTCTCCCTCAGCACCGCTAATTGCTGATTCGCCTTCATCACCAGCTGTATCTGCTAGCTCATCATCACCAAATTCATCTGGATCTGCCTCAAAGTCATCAAGACTTCCATCAGCACCGCCTTGGACGCCTACACTACCCAAGTCGCTAAATTCATCATTATCAACACCGGAGCCAGCGACATCCTTAATTGGGTTTTCTTGCTTCCACATCTTTTCATTTTCAAGGATTTCATCCTCGCTCAATTGTAGATATTTCTTGAGTGCAAATCGCTTACTCATATAGTCAATTCCTTCCAACTGACCAAAGACACCAGCGCGGGCTCCGTTGATTTCAATTTCTCTGTAATCACTAAAGCTCTGTGGCTCTACAAAGTCTAGTTCAAACTGGCTAGAATCAATTGAATATCCACGATGCTTGAGGAACATCTTAAACTCTTTATCAAATGTTGGCTGTACCATACGTTGCAAACGCTGGCAGTATTGTGTGAACCTATATTCCTGAATAAAGGCAGTACCAACACGCCCATCATTAAATGTTGCAGTTCCATCGTCAGGACCAGTAGGTAGGTAGCTTGACGGAATACGTAGACCTCTTGCAAGTTTGTTGTTAAAGAACTTGAGATCATCAATATCGCCTAGGTTATCACCGCCGGGCAGTGTATCAACTTTTGATCCACGTCCTTCCGCTGTCTGTGCGAAGAAATAGTCTTCCATGATTGAAAGCGGGTTATATTGTGCGTCCATCATGTTGCTACCGCCACCCGTTCTACTTGGGATACGGCGCTGGTGGATCTCGTTTTTAACACGCTCAACATGGCTCATAGCCTGGTGCGCTGGCATATCACCTACGTCAATGTAGAAGATGCGGCGCTCAGGTGCACGTTGTACACGGTAAATGATAATACTGTCTTCAAGTAGTTCTTTTTGCTTGTAAGTTTTGAATACTGCATCTAGAATACTGTTACCAAAAGGCCAGCTCATGTCCATTCCATCAGTCAGTGCCATGTGAATAACATGTTTAGCATCTACTTGGTGTTCTACATCACTGTTCATTCCTGATGCAGCGTTCACCTGTCCCATATTACGGTTCTGTGTACTGTTGACCATTGTGCTTGGGCTAATTCCTGCCCCTGCATATCCAGAACTACCTTGCGGGGTAGTTGCTGTCAAAGTTTGGAAGTTTGGATCAAGGTTTTTAAGGATGTATTGTGCTGGCTCTTTACCATTTGCTTCATCAACAATAACACGCATAACATCGCTTGGGTTAACATAAAACAGTTTCCAAGTTTCTGGATCACGCACAAAAGGCTGGTCGCCGTATTTGATTGTGTTGCGGAATGTATTGAATAGACGACGGTTCCAGTCATTAACGCGGCACCACTGCTTGAGTACTGTTGCTAACACATCGCTTTCAGTCTCTGTTGGGCTATCATTCCATTTGATTTTAAATGGAGTTTCTGTTTCTTCGTCTTGTTGTGTTGAAAATTCAGCAATTGTATCTAGTGCAGTGTTAATTTCACTGTCCATATCCATCTGATCATACTGTACATATCGCTCAAGACGGTTAGGCTGACCTACATATACTTCAGGTAGCCAGCTTTGGAATCGTGTAGATGTGTTACGGTCACGATTGCGGGCGTCACCACTAATCGGGCTTTGTGTGCCATTGTAGGTTTGGAAGTGTTTTTTCCATGACATTATGTTTATTATCCTATTTGCTTCTATTTAGCCATTATTTTCGATTGCGTCAAGTTGACGACGCATAAGGCGATTGCCTTCTTCCATAGCTGATGTCAATTGCCGCAAGTATTCCTCGCCGCGGCTTCCGTGACGCCAGGCATTATCTGCATTTATGTCTGTTTGAATTGATCCATCTTGTTGTGTTTGTGCACCTTGAATAATCATATGATTGCTATCTATACGTTGGGACGCTGGATCAAATGCAGGAATTGGTTCGTGTGGTGCGGTTGCATAATCTCTCATTGCTTGACTCATATCTAAGTCGTTATCATACCCTGGACCTATACCAACTACTCCTGCAGCACCAGTAACAAGGTTTGCGCCAATATCACCAACTTCTAATAATGCTTCAGTAATACCTAATAGGCTACGTGATATTAAGTTAAAGTCAGCTTCGATAAATTCTTCATCAGCCATCCCCATAATAGCAGCAATAGCAGTACCATAACCAGGAATTTTTTTTCCTAAGTTTAGTGCGCCGCGGCCTGCGGCGGCGGCCCTTGCAGCCATACCAGTTCCAGCTGCTGTGCCTGTTGCGGCTGTCGTCGCTGCACCAGCAGTTAGGGCGGTCGTAAGGGCTTTAGCAGCAAACAAACTTGAAATTCCAGCTACCATGGCTGCGATAACAGCTGGTGCTATCCATAAAGCAGCTATACCTGCGACTATAGTTGCAACACCTATACCATCATCACCAAACAAGTATTCTTTCCAGGCTAACATATCTTCTATTATTGTATTAAGTTCACGCCCCCATTTTTCAAAATCAAGAGTGTCAAGTGCTACAAAATCTTCAACACCAAATGCTGCTAATACGCCTGCTCTAAGATTTTGAAGGAACACTTCTAGTTCATTACGGAAACTAATTAATTTTTCTGTTGTATCATCCATAGTCTCTGCAAAGTTTGTGGCGCGTCCTGGGTCATTTGCAGCGGCGGCCGTTAATCGGCTCTCTACAACGGCTTGCATTAATAGTCCAAATTCAGCTGCTAATGGTCCGGCTACGCCACCAGCGTTGAAAATTTGGGATTGTTCTCTTATATACACTTCTTGTTCTTGCAGGTGTTTGGACGTATTGAAGGCGAAGTCTCTATTGACTCTAGCAGCGGCTTCAGAATCACCGGCAGCGGCAAGTATATCTTTACCATACTGTGTGACGAACTCCCTTAATCCTGTCATTTCCAATGTGGCCATCATTTCTGCGCTCATCATAGGCATGCCTGTCTTAGCTTCAACAGTAGCAGCTTTAAGTATTTCAATAATACCAGAACTTGCCTCTCCAAATGTGGCGGTTGCCATATCAGTCATACCTTGGGCTGCGGTAATACCACTTGCGCCAAATTCACCCATCATGCTCATAAACATAGGATCGGCGTCAACAGCGGCGCGGTTACGCATCATGTCACGTGAATTGCGACCAGTAATACGCGCATATCCAAGCACTTCTCTGTTTAAGATAGTAAAGCTATCAGCCGCGCCGCCAAATAATTCGTCACCAGTTATACCTGCTTTGACAAGAGTACCAGTTAATTCAGCAAGCTGGCCCGCTATTTCTTCACTTACATACCCATAATTGCCCATATGATCAGTCATATCACGGGTCACCATTACGAGGTCTTTAAACCTTGTAGCTGATTCAGCACCAGTCACACCTAAGCTGCGCAATGCATCACCATTATTTGCAAGTATTGTACTAAATTGAGTAAAATTAAGACCAATATTTGCTAGTTCTTTACGGCTTTCAATAAGTTGATCACTAAAACTAAAACCACTTTGAATAGCAGAAACTTGCGCATCAACAAATGCATCAAATGTACCAGCAGCAAAACCAGCGGCGCCGCCTAGTGCGCCCATTCCGCCGACAACACCAAGTAGTCCATCTGTTACGCTCTTTGCACTTGCTTCAATGCCCTCAAGCTTGCCGCCCACTCGTTCAGCAGTTTTACCTAAACCTTTAAATTTTTCCTTTGTGTCTGTTGCCGCCTTGCTAAGGTTACCAATACTTTTTGTTGCATCGCCTTCAGCTTTAGCTTTTTTCTTGCCAGCTGGACTTTTAGGGCTGAGTGCAGCCAAAATATCTTGTTGAGTTTCTTCAGTTGCCCACTGTGGTACTTTAAATACTTCGCCAGTCGTGCCTATAGGAATTTCAATATTTGCCATTATATACTACTTTTATTATGGATAAATACATATACCCAAGCTTATATTGTATTTATCAAAAGGATCAAGCAGTGACAAATAATCCACTATCAGAATTTTATACCCAGACAGGTATGTACGTTAAACTTCCAAGTCAAGGTAGATTTTACTCAGAGCGCCCGCGCATGTCAGCGGATGATGAAATTGAAGTATTTCCAATGAACGCTATTGACGAGTTGCATTTTCAAAACCCAGATGGACTACTTAACAATGAAAGTCTTGTTAAAGTGTTGCAACGTACTGTGCCTGGCATAAAAGATGCAAACGAAATACCTAAGCCTGACTTAGATGTATTGTTACTCGCATTACGAGTTATAACTTATAGTAAAGATTTACAAGTTGAGGCTAAATGTAAAAAATGTAGCAACATTGAAAATTATGGCGTTGACTTAACACAAATTTTAAGCACAATGAAATCAATTCCAGAGGACAATGTTGTTAAAGTTGGCGAGTTAATGGTGCATATAAAGCCATACTCAATCAAAAGCCAAAACAGACTTAATGATTACATGCTTAGTATCCAGCGGACCGCGCGACAATTACAATCACATGTTAATTCTGATCAATCAGAATTACTTGCGAGATTACAAGATAAGATGACTAATGATGTTAAGTTGAGTGCCAATGAATTATTTAGTATTGCACGTGAATCTATTATCAAAATTCTGTTACCAAACCAAGATGAAGTGTCTGACCAAACGTTTATTGACGAATGGCTAAACAAAATCAAAGCGCCTGAATATAAGCTGATTAGAGATAAATTAGCTACTATTAGTGCTGAAACAATTGATCGAACTTTTAAATTCGTGTGTGAATCATGTAAAACAGAAAATACAATGGAGGTGAATTTTGACCCTGCAAATTTTTTCGATCTCAACTAGCCAAAACTACTGAATATCACGAGGTAGTCGAGATAGTTGAGCGTTATGACAGTGAACGTGACAAGTTAACTAAATCATTAATGCAACTTAGTATTGCTGCATCCATGCCGTATGCTGACCTCGTGCATATGAGTCATAATGAACGCAAAATACTTTTACAGGTTTTGGAAGAAAAGGTAGCAGCAAGCGATCCTAATAAACAAAAGCAAATGAAAATGACACCAGGACAAGTTAATGGTCCACAAGGACCTGCGCCAACTAGATCAGAATCTCGATAATTAAGGCAGAACTCCGTCAACCGTAATATAAATTCATCCTATTGGATAGTCCTTCGGACTATCTGTTGCATCGCATCTCTCATCTCCATTCCACTTCGTTTCATTCCGATTCGATTTGCTCTCAACATGTTTTTTGGTTTAGAAAATGTATATTATATCGTGATTAAAAGCTTTAATATACGGCGAAGCTTACTATTGGCTATTTACCAGAACCAATAACCACACTTAGCCTGAAATCGGCTAAGCATGGTTAAGCTGTCGGCATTTACCGTCACCAACTCGTCGTAACGAGCCACATCATAACAGAAAAACCTTGTATAGCCAGGTTAAGGGCGGTTGAGCGATACCCTTTTACATTCTACTCTCAACGCGGGACCACGGAGTGCTGTTATGATAACACGACGCTGCCTGTAAGTTTCAATTGTCAGAAGAGCTTACTCATTTTCTGGGTGTCAAACCAGTGCGTAGATGACTGCGACATGCCAGTTCTGTCAACGCAATGGTTAAGTTGCGCCTTCTCAAGGCATTTTGCGGGGTCGCTATGGTCAGGGTTCTGGAGGTGGTCTCAATTAGCCTATATTAGCCGTTCAGTAGACTTTCAGTTTTTATGCCTAAAGTCCAAAGGCAATCATTCGTGCGCTTTTGCAAACGCCGTAGTATTGAGATCGAAAAAGCTATCGAACTCTGTAATTTTCCATTCCCAAGTCGCATCGTCAATATATGTTACTGCACGATGTGCGACGAATGGTTGTGTTGTTTCAAATGCTACAAACTTACCAACACGAGTAATCTTCATGAATAGAATGTTTACGTCGCCTGGGTCAGCAGCATCACGTATCTGTCCTAACCAGTCCTCAAGTTGAGGTACTCGTTCATTAAAAAGTAAGCGATGGAATGGGAAGCTGGCATAGTTCTTACACTCACAATTGAAAAAATTCCAATCATCTGGTGGAACAATGTCACCTTTCATATGTCGTATTTGACCCTCACTCATGGTTGTTTTCCGGAAAGCGTTCATGCCGCCGGTGTAAGCCCCGCTATTTGGAACCCTCATGAATGGTTTGTCATATACATTACTTAAATAATTGGCGACGTCACGTTCCCATGCACCACCTTTTGCTTTACTTTTAGAGGTCATTTAATATCTCTGCCAATGCTGGTCCAACACCTCGCCCTGAATATATAGTATCATCTTCAACACCAATATCAGAAGTTTTAATTGTAATTGAACCTGCCCTTGGGTCAGTGCCAGTATACTGGGGGTTAGTGTGATAATAATTTGGATCATCTCCGATCCAATACTGCCTGGTCTGGTCAGGACTAGACGTTAAACCAGTTCCCGTTACACTAACTGTATTCCAGTCACTGGACCAGTTACTGGTTGGGATATATGTGGTTCCACTCATCGTGGATGTATTATTTGATAAGGAAATTTCCTTACATGGGTTAATTGTAGCACTATTTTTACTCAATGTCAAACTCCTGGTCAGGGCTGAAGCTGGTAAATCCGTTTTCTTTTACAACATAGAGTGTGTTGTTAACACGTCCAATTAATTCCTCACGGTGTGAGATAAGGAAGATGTTTTTGTCACGATCACGGTGCATTTTCTTTAGCACAACAAGTGCGCTTTCAACACCATTTGAGTCCATGCCACTATCAATCAATTCGTCGATAGCCATAAAGTCAATTGGTGTATTTGTGCTTTCGTGAACGTCACGGAACGCCCAGCTGAGACCGAGGATCAGCCTATTTCTTTCTCCTCGGCTTAAATTGTCAAAGTCTAACTCACGTCCAAGTTCAGTAATCTCTACATTAAGATCACTTTGGAATACAACCTCATGTGGCAAGCCAAGCTTGTTGAGGTAGTAGTTGAGTCGACCGTTGAGGTATTGTAGGTTTTGTTCAATGATGCGCTTGCGGATAAAGCTGTCTTTGTTGACGAGCAGCTTGAGTAAAAACTCCTGATGCTCACGCAAGTTGTGCAGTTGATTCATTCTATCCCATTCTATCGGCTGAAGACCAGTTTTTCCAAGACTTTGAATCTGGTCAACATACGGATCTTCAGCATTTCGAGTATCATCTAGCTTACTTTTTAAGGTTGTAAGCTGACTCTGTTGCTCATACGCTTCCTGCGCCGTTGCGTATTTAGTAACTGGAATTTTATCTGGAAGGGTTAGCCCCTGAATTTCATCCTGGATTTCACTGATTGCTTCTTGTGCAATTTGTTGAGCAACTTCTGCCGACTCAACGGCCTGTGACTTTCTCTCGATGATTGAAATATTGGCGTCGTCGTGGAGATCTTGCCCACATGCGTAGCACTTATGGTCTTGAGCAGCCTTAAGGTCTTTTTGAGCTTGGTCAAAGTTACGTTTTTCTCTGAGAATTTCGGACTCGAAACCAGCAACGGCTTTGTTATAGTCAGCCAACTCAGAACTGATTTGCTTATAGCTGTCAAGCGCCACATGCTGAGCCAGCTCATACTTGAGGTCGAGTGATTCCAATTCTTGGACTGACTTTTCCAAATCAACCACTGTCTCGTCATTTCGCTTTTTCCAGACCCTCTGGCGGCGGCATAAATCGTCAATTGTTTTGTTAATTTGTTCGTTTGCATTTTCTACGCCCTTGATCCTATACTCTTCTTCCTTGATTTGATCTTTAGTAGTTTTGAGCAACTCTTTTAACACTGTTGCCTTCTCACTCAGCATTGTGATACCTAGTAGGTTCTCAATAATATCACGCTGATTGTTAGCACTCAGTGCAAGGAATGGTTCGTTATAGGTGTTAAGTGCTATCAGGTGCTTAAACATGATGTGACTCATACCAAACACTCGTTCAATCTCTAGCTGGGTAAGGCGCATTTCGCCTTGACCTTCGTCAGTTTCTTCAACTGCATCATGATCGTTTACTAAGAATTTGAGCACATTAGGACTGCGCCCACGCTCAACACGATAGTTTATGCTGTTCACTGAAAATTCAACCGTTACCAACATGCCCTTATTATTGGTCTTGTTGATTAGGTTGTTTTTGCGGATGTTTGTAATGGCATTGCCGTATAGCGCATAGCTGAGGGCATTGATTAATGTTGTTTTACCAACACCGTTACGGCTTCCATCACCACCTAAATCAAGGTTGTTGCCGAGCACAAGAGTGAGCCCAGCCTCCTGGAAATTTACAGCTTGGGTCACGTTGCCCACACTCATAAAGTTCTTGATTGTGATGTTTTTGATTCTGATCATTATAAGTCCTTGTATATATCAGTCAGCAGCTTAGTATTGATCATCTCACTATCGACTGATGCGAGTTGATTGTAAACAATTTGATCAACACTTTCTACAATATAATCACCATCTTGTGCCGGGTCCATACTAAGTTCTTCCTTCTTGACAGGAATAAGACTAAGCTCACGTGGTGTGAACTGAGTCATAAATGTCTCTTTAATAAAGTTCGCTTCCTCGTAGCTAATTGGAACGTCAAGCATTGCACGACAATAAGTTTTGCTATTTAGGTAGTCCTCAGGCGCATCAATCAGGTCGCTGAGATTGAGGCGGATGTAACGCGGGCCGTCATAGTTGACATATTTAGGCTCACCTCCCCAGTTAAGGAACATGGCTCCACGTTGGTCATCCCAAGCATCCGCATAGTTATGTGCAAAAGGACTACCTAAATAATGGATCTTGTCTCGCACTTGGCGCTTGTGAAAGTGCCCGCTAAAGACTAGATCCGGTTTCTCAAAGTGTTCACTTTTAAGTTCACCATGGTCTGGCATCTCCACAATTTGGTTCATCATGAAGTGCGGCAGCTCAAAGTGTCCGAACACGTATTTAGATTTTAGCTTAGTCATCTGTTTCCACTCATTACCAACAAGCCAGGGCACAAGTGCAACGTTGTCTTGTATTAGTATGTCGTCATTAATGATGTGCAGATTACCAAACAAGTCAGCATAAGGGAAACTGTTAATCTCACGCTTCTCTCTGTAGAACAAGTCGTGATTGCCGACCAACAGATAAACTTCCTCAAAAGCCTCACTTAGCTTTTTAAGGTTGCTTACGCTGTAGTTAAGTGTTGATACGTTAACGCTAGCACGATGATGGTGCCAGTCGCCTAAGAATATGCATGTTTCACAACCACGAGCCTTAGCTTCTTCAATAAACCAGATTACAAATTCTTCGCAATCGATATTGTGCTGTCGGCTATTATTTTTGTTACCAAAGTGGACGTCTGTGAAACATGCAGCATGTTTAAATAAGTTTGTCAAGAGTGCGACCTCAAATTAATATAATGATTATAACAGGTTAGACGGGGTTGTCAACAAATTTCTGTAGTTCAGCTTTGAATTCATACTCTAATATTAGCATTAATTCTTCTTCAGCGTTTAGTCCATGCTCTCTCATCATAGTTTCTTCAAAACTAGATTCAAGCGTTGATGTAAACCCACGCTCCTTACCATCAACTTCAGTTGTAAATCGGAATGTACGGGATTTGTCAGTCTCAGCCGTTACTTGCTTCATCACGACAAACTCTTTGTCGTTTACAGTTACACGCATAAATTCTTCACTCATAAGATGTTGTATCCTCTGTCTTTGAGTTCTTGGTTACCCTTTTCTTCGTCTTCTGACCTGGCGCGTTGTTGTGCTGCTTCATCATCTAGCTGACGGTTAAAGCTTGGCATATATCCGCCGTCCTGAAGGACATCGTCACGGATGTTTTGGTTGCGCTTCTCCAAGTTGAGTACACGGGTAAAGCTATTAGTGATAGTAGCAGTGTAATAAGCAAACGGATTCAGCGATCGGGCTTCGTTGAACTTGAGTCCAACTTCACTTAGCTGCAACAGTGCTGCACTCTGCATCTCATCGTTGTAGGTATAACCACGCCAGTTACCGCGCATAGCATAGCGTTCGACCAGCTTCATCATCATTTTTGCTAGCTCAGGAGTAAGGCCACCTTGATCCATACGGAATGCACCGTTCTCAAGTCCACCTTCCCAATGACTGCGCAATGCCTCACGCCATTCACCATTAATGTAGCCATAGTGCTTGAATGGTGGGAAATTGAGGCGTGTATGTTTATCAGCTTCAGTCTTAGGATTCTTTTTACGTCCAGGCGTTTCTGGAATATGACCATACGTCATGACACGAAAAACAATATTTTCGATAGGAATATCTGCTGGATCTACACGAAAGTCAGCCTGTTTAGGCTTTGTATTACGTGCGCCATCTGTGTCATGCCAATGATTGATACCATTCTCATATCCTATGCCAGATAATTTGCTGGCTTGGTTTTCCTTGGCGATTTGGATGTTTTCGGGAGTAATTTCACTGACATCATCTACGATAATGTCAAAATGTGTGTAAGCATTATCAATTGATGAACAATATGTAAGTTTGCTTGCGTGTATTTCTTTAAGCATATCCTTGTTATTAAGATATTTTGTTGTCTTTTTTCTAGCCATTTAATGGTTCCTGTTCGATATAAGTATATTATATTAACCTATTGATGTCAAGCCGGTTTTCAAGCTGATAAATATCAGTTAGAAGCAGTGATGGTGTTGGGATTGTGACATTCACATTGGTATTTATCAGGAACTCAAATGACAACAAAATCAGATTTAAGAGCAACATTGAAACCAAGAGGAATATTTCAATCAATTGGTCCAGGGCCTAGTTCTGTTCTTCCAACTTATAATGTACCATTCAGTGGGCCAGGAAGTGCATTGCGGCGTACAAACGGTATATTATTTCCTTACACTCCTAATATTTCAGTCGCACACCAGGTCGAATATAGTCAATATGATCTTGTTCACACAAACTATCAACAGAATTCATACAGCAGAACACGTAACCCACAAATACAAGTTACAGGAACGTTTGCTAGTCAAACCCCTGCTGAAGCAGCTTACACAGTAGGCGTGATGCATTTCCTTCGTGTCACCAGTAAAATGAACTTTGGTTTGCTTGATGATGATGCTGGAACGCCTCCACCTGTATTAGAGTTTAGTGCATATGGAACATACAATTTCCATCGTATTCCGGTTTTACTTGGTAGCTTCAACTTTATCTACGAGGATGGTGTTGATTACATAGAAGTTGAGACGGCTGGTGAAGTTGTGCAGATACCTAGTGTTATGACAATATCAATGGATCTATTACCACAATACAGCGCACAAATTCAAAATGGTTTCAATCTTGAAGAGTTTGCAAACGGACGAGGGTATAGAGGAAATGGTCGCGGAGGATTTATTTAATGGCATATAAAAAGACAAGTCATCTTAGTCAGACAGCAATTGTAAATGGTTATACTAGTGTATACACGCCACCCTTTTCGCCAGACTATACTAAGACTAATGAGTTTACTATCACACAAAAATTCAACAAACGACCAGATTTGTTAGCATATGAGCTATACGATGACGCAGCATATTGGTGGATCTTTGCAGTGTATAATCGTAATCAAATATTAGATCCAATCAATGATTTTACTCTTGGTACAAAAATACTTGTTCCAACTCGCAACTTTGTTTCAGGAATATAATGACCTATTTACCAAACCCACTTAATTCGTACGACACCTACACATATAATATTTCGTTATATATGATTCCTCCTGATGCTGTGCATTTAATGGAAAAAAATATCAGTAACAACAATGCACGATTGGTTGCTGATAATGCTAGATTGGCAGCATACAATATTAATGATTTAGAACAAATTTATGTTGTTGGACACAACAAAGTAAGATCAACATTTGGAAATCGGTTTAGCATGACAATTGCTGAAGCAAATGGTGTTACGCTGCTTGACACATTGCGAAAATTGGCAAGTGAGTTGGGAATTGTTGATCATAAATTAGCTATATATTTGCTACGTATTGAATTTAATGGCAGGATGCCAACAGGTGCTGCGCGAAAGTACCCACAGATTTTCCATTGGCCAGTCATAATACAAAGTTTTGAATTTAAAGTAGACGCAGGTGGCACACATTATTATATAGAGGCTGTTGAAAATTCTACCAATGCGTATAGCTATTTGAATAACGTTATACGTACACAGATTACTATTGAAGCATCAACTGTTGGTGATTTCTTTGAAAAATTCAACCTTGAAGCAAACATAGCAGCGTCAGACTCTATCGCGTTCGCAACAGATCAACTATATCCAGACACTTTTGAAATTGCATTTGATGATTCTATTCAAAGTTGGACCCAATGGGAATTCCAGGCACTAACAGAAGAAAAAACACAAAACGGTATCAATATTATAGCATCAGGTCCTGGTGGTGAAAGACAACTACAAATCACAGTACCAAACGGTACTAATTTTACTGATTTAGTTAATGTAATTCTTGGACTTACAAAGGAATATAAAAATATTGTACTTTCTGGCAATAGTAATAGTGAGTTTGCAAGAACGAGTCCAAATGAAGATGTACAAAGTACACTTGCAGAATTACCTGTATTTCATAAAGTTATTTCTAATTTAGAGTATAGCGTTTATGATATTTTACGTGGTGAGTATTCAAAAATAATTTCATATCGTGTTGTTCCTTATATTATAGCAGATGAAATTATTAGTCCTACCGCATATGTAACAGGCATAACTGATTCTGGGATACAAACAAAACGACTGGCGAATATTCGAGAATCACAATTGTTGCGCAAACGATATGATTACATTTTTACAGGAAAAAATACTGAAGTATTAGAATTTGAAATTAAATTTAATAGGGCGTATTTTTATGTTACGCCTTATGGCGGCGGCCAGACTGGTGATGCGAATGTACTAGTGCCAGTTGAAAGTCAAGCCCCACCATCATTGACGGCTCGCTTCCAAGCTGAAGCTGACCGTATCAGGCAGAAAATTTCAAGCCTCAATAGTCAAAAGTCGAGGGCAGCAAGCACATACCAGCAACGTGCCAGGTCGCGCGGATCAAACGCACCAACATCGTCACTTGGTGACGAAATTAGTGGTATTAACGCACAGATTCAAGCAGAAATATCTGAATTGCGAGGTGCAGCAGATATCTTTACGCAAGAATTGAGTGAGACAAATGGATACAGTCCAGAAGAAGTGGCGGTACGATTGAGATTTGCACAAGATGTTATCAATGATGATGACGCTGGAGGATCAGACAACGATAACCGGGGTGGTAAGCTACGTTTTGGTGCACTACTAGCCAATATTGATAACCCTGCAGACTTGGTTCAGATTGAGCTAGGTATACGCGGCGACCCATTTTGGCTTGGTAAGCCAAATAGTTTCTATACTACTGGACTTATGGAAAGTGATAGTTTAGCTGATTTTGAAAGAGGAACAAACGGATTCTTCTTGAATATGAATTTACCACAACCTGTTGAGGACATTCAAGGACGGCGCAAACCATCTAGTGAATATGAAGTCAGTGGATACTATACTGTTCGTAACGTGATTTCAAAATACAGAGATGGACAGTTTACTATGTATTTGAGTGCAGTTCGAGATTTAGGAACAAACACACCAACAGTAAAAGATGATTTGTCAGATAATAGTTCTGATTCGACTGGTACAGCAAGTACCAGGCTCAAGTCAACAGTTGACCCAGCCCAAGCAGGCGAAAACGCATTTCGTAATTTAATAAGTAGAATAGGAGGGTCACCATAATGTCTATTAATAGAAGTGTTGATACCCCAAGTAAGAAAGTTAGAGATAATTTTAACCATAATGTTATGGGAAAAGGCTTCAAGATTCCTGCAGGAATCTATCGTGGAGTAGTTGTTAATAATTCAGACCCTGAAAAAAAGGGACGAGTAAGAGTTCATATTATGAAATTTTATGGGCTCTCCCCGCCTGGCCAAGATCCAGGCACGGCGTCTGATGGCAGTGAGTGGAAGGGCGCAATGTGGTGCCGCCAGGCAATGCCATTTGGCGGAACGACAATTCCATCTCAAAATGGTGGACAAGATTCATATGGTGCCTTTGGACCGCCGCCTGACCAAGGTAACGAAGTCTTAGTTGCATTTAGTGGCGATACTCACAGTGGTATCATTATCGGTGTATTGCCTGACATGGATCGCCAGTCTGGTATAAGTGGTGCTGGTTTAACCAAGACCACTGCGTCTGGTGAAACTACAATTGGACAAGAAACAGCGGAAACAGCTAACGACTCAAGCACGCCACCACCTGAACACCCACAAGCAGAACGTCTGCGTGTTCAGGGAATAGCCGGAGACCGTATTAGAGGACAAAATTACTCAAGCCCATCACGTGATAACTCACCACAAGTGAGTGGTATAAGCAGCCCAGTTGGCCATGCTATTGTTATGGACGATGGTAATCAAGAAGATGGTGATAGCTTGCGTATGCAAATGCGCACAGCCGGTGGCGCACAAATACTGATGGACGATACAAACGGTCTCACATACATCATTAACCGTGAAGGCAATGTGTGGATTGAAATGAACCGTAACGGTGACTTAGACATCTATGCTGCTAGCTCAATCAATTATCACACTGAAGGTGATTTTAACTTACATTGTGGTGGTAATTTTAACCTACAAACAGGTCGTGACATACAGATGAAAGCACTTGGTGCCCAAGGAATCAAATTGGAGGCTAGTAGAGGTAGCTTCAATATGAAATGTGCAGCTAACATGAACCTACAAGCAGATGCAAATGGAAACGTTCGCGTGTCTGGCAACTATCGTGAAACTGCGTCACGTATTGATATGAATGGTGCGCCAGCCGCAGCGGCGGCGGTACCACAAATTAACCAACTAGCAGGAAACACATCAGTCACAGAAAGTGTATCGCGACGCGTTCCTGAGGCAGAGCCTTGGGCAGGACACTTGGACGTTAGCACACTAGACAGCGCGTCTGCAAGCGGTGCAGCGCAAAGTAGCCAAAGTTTCTACTACGGCACACCATCAGAAGGTCGAGGTTACAACGATCAGACAGGGCAATATGAGGATCCATTTGCTGAGGCAGATGACACTTATCCAAACCTCCGCTGGGCACCGGGCAATGATCGTCGTGTCAACCCCCGTGTTCTTACGTTAGCCAATCAAGTTGCAAAACAATTTGGTACTATTTTTACTATTAACTCTGGATTTAGAACCCCTGCCCGTAATACAGCGGCAAGCGGCGCAAAGTTTAGTCAACATATGTTAGGTAATGCTATTGACGTTGGCGCGGCAACCTATACCAATAATGAGAGATTACAAATGATTGCATATGCTAGCTCTATTGGTATTAGGGGAATTGGAATTTATTCAAGCGGCAATCTACACTTTGACGTGCGTGATGGCGCGCGGGCGGCCTGGAATCGCGGACCAAACGGACAATATTCTATCCAATATGTACCACCGTATGCACGCGCGACCGCACAAAAACACGTAGCTGGAGGATTTGCATAATGTTACGCCTGCCAGACGCCAATAGAAGAATACAGTGGGAAACATTTACCATTCAAGATGAATTTGCAGTACAATTCATAATCAACAAAGGAATTGCGATTGTAAGTGAAAAAATGATAGATGTAATCCTGGCTGAAAAAACTTGGAATGGCAGCAAAACTGTAAACCCTGATTCAGGTTTAATTGAAATTGGTTATGGTATTGGTGACGTTGATGATGTTCAAGGATATACAGAATCACAGGCGTATGCTGAATGGGTAGGTTGGTTGCGCAATGAACAGCGGAAGCTTCGTGCGCAACTACCAATTAATGGTATTACACAGACATCATATGACGCACTACTCAGCCTCTATATTGATACAGGTGATTGGCGCCGCGTTGAAGCTGAAGAGGGAACATACGACCTAGCAGATGCAGTTAAAAATGGTAATTGGTTACTAGCTGCTGACATTATCGCTAGAGGAAATGTGAACCCTAACCTCCGTAAAAAAGAGGCAAGAGTTATGCGGCTCGCAGATTATTCTAGCAACAAAAATAGAGATATGCAGGTGGTGTCAGGTATACAACGATTGCGTAAATTATATACCTCAGGTATAACGGATGACTTCATTAAGAAACAGACAGAATTTGTATACTATCGTCAGCTAGGCTCATTTTTGCCAGGCATGAGTGATGTCAGACAGCGTAGAGTGGTGGCACAGGCCACCACTTAGCTAACTTAGCTATATTAAATCTCTGTAAGGGCCACGTTTTGGTTTGCTGCTTTGCTAAGGGAATAACGCTTCCCATCCAACTCAATGATGTCGTCCCAGCTTTGCGCCTTGATAACTAGCTTTTCACGTGGCTCGGATGTAAGTGTGACCGCCAATCCAAACGCCCAAGCCAGCTTGTGACCCATATATGGGAAGTCAATCATTTTCTGGTTACATTCCTGTACAGCCTGATCAACATCTTTACCGTCTTGTTCGGCATGTCCTGCAATTGTGCCAACTTGGAAACGATGGTACATTGTACCGTAACGCTTAGATTCAAATGGCATCGCCATGGTGTCACCTGACTTGTAAACACCATCGCCTTGGATATAGTCTACTGCGGGGTTTGCTTGAATTACAAGTGTCATTTATATAGCCTTTCCAATAAAGCAATCATTGTGAACTTCAATAACTTCAAATTCCATGTTACCAATCATGAAAAACGCAACAAATTTGTCTCCAACATTTTTGGCTTTGCCGCTTACGATATCTTTTTCGAAAAACTTTACAAAATCTAGCATGTCATATCTCCTTTGCTTACAATATCAATCTACAGCAAAACGCCTTGCTTGTCAACCAAAAAAGCACCTTTCCTACAACATAAATACTATTATGGCAACATTTTTAGGTTTCAGCACATACGGTAAACGAACAGGCACAAGGACGCTAGAAGATAAAGCTCTGGCTGTTCGCGACTTACTTAACCATTTTTACACGCGGCGCGGAGAGCGCCTGGGCGAACCAGAGTTTGGTAGTATTCTGCCAGAACTAGTTTTTGAGCCTCTTGATCAAATTGTTATTGATGCAGCAGACGAAGACGTTCGCAGAATCATTTCTTTGGATCCAAGATGGAACCTAATAGATTATCAGCTCACAACTGGCGATCAGAGTATTACAATTACAGTCCAGCTCAGTTATATACCGGATTTGAGCCAAGAAGATCTACTATTAGAGTACACGGGAACAGAAGAGATTTAAAGCATGACACAAAGCGTAAGACAGAGAAATTTATTTGCGGCGGAAGATTATCGCATCGTTTATGATAGCTTCAAGCAGGCAAATTTTCAAGCATACGACTATGACACAATTAGAGGTGCGCTGGTAGATTATATCCAACAGCAATATCCAGAAAATTTTAATGACTGGATTCAAAGTAGTGAATTTGTTGCTCTAATCGAGACACTTTCGTTTCTTGCTCACAGTTTAGCATTTCGAATTGACCAAGCAGGACGTGAAAACTTCCTTAGCACTGCAGAGCGGCGCAGTAGTGTTCTACGTATTGCTGACTTTTTAGGATATACGCCGTCAAGACATCAGCCTGCACGTGGCCAACTTAAAGTGACAGGCATCCGCACAACACAAAATGTTTTTGATATAAACGGCAACAACCTCAAAAATACCGCAGTTGATTTTGAAGATAACTTCCAAAACTTTTTGTTAATTATGAATGAAGTTTTGAGTGACACCAATAAGTTTGGTCGTCCTACTAATAGCACACGAATCGGAAATGTCAAGAATGATATTTACTCAACTAAAGTAGTTGACAACAGAAATGTAACATACAATATAAATGGTGAAGTTAATGGTACCCGCCAGGCTTTTGAAATCCACAGCTTAGAAGTAAACACAGCCAAGAACACACTACAAGAAACAGAGCCAGATCCAAATAGTAGCTTTGACCTCGTTTATAAGAATGACGGACAAGGCTTAGGTAGCAACAGTACAGGCTTCTTTGTTGGATTTAAGCAGGGCACCTTACAATTTACAGATATTAACGCTGACAAAGCGGTTAGTAATCTAATAGTAGATGTGCAATCAACAAATATTAACAATAGCGACATTTGGGTGCAGGCAATTAATAGTGCTGGTGAATTACAAGACTCCTGGACTAAAGTTGATGCAGGCTTTGGTGCTAATACAGTATTCAATAATATTCGTCAGGACAATCGCAAACTTTATACAGTAAAGACAGTAGAGAACGACAACATCAATGTACAATTTGGTGATGGTGTGTTTAGCGAAATCCCACGTGGAATTATTCGTATTTGGTATAGAAATGGTGTAAACCAGACTTATACATTGGACCCTGAAGATATTGGTAGTGCAACCTTTGGCTATAACTACAACGCAAAGGATGGTAACGTTTATCGTGTCACCTTTACTTGTGAATTACAAGAGCCAGTTAATAATGCTGCGAGCCAAGAAAGTGTTACTAGCATTAAAAACAATGCTGGGCGAGTATTTGCTACACAAGATCGTATGATTACTGCTAGCGATTACAGCGTATATCCTCTTACAGTGAGCGAGAATGTTAAGAAAATTAAAGCAATCAACCGTACATACACAGGACACAGCCGCTTTATTAAGCCGCGCGATCCAACAGGCACATATCAAAATGTAGACATTGTGAGTGATGATGGCTACATTTATACTGATGGAATCACATACCGTAGCAGCTTAGACTTACCTTCTACACTCACAAGTGAACAGATATTTGAACGGTTTTTAGCAGACCTTATTGAAAATCCTGAGATTATTAATCTGTTCTACGACAAATATAATGAAACTGATGTTGACTTTAGTGTTAACAGTAGCAGCTATGAGTGGCAGCAAATTACAAGCGGTTACCGCGGATCAACAGGATATATCACACGTAACGGTACAATACAAAAAGTTGGATCATCAGCAATTAATGAGCTGAACCTTGCCCGCCCTGGCTCAATTGTTGAGTTTGTAGAGTCACCATACAATGCAGGTACACTTGGAGTAATAGGCTCCACATTAAATATTGTTAACGCAGGAACTGGATTTACTAGCGCACCTACTGTAACTATTAAAGGTACAGGCACAGGGGCGGCGGCAACTGCTACCATCACTGCCGGACAATTAGGTACAGTAACACTAACAAATGGCGGTACAGGATATCAAAATCCTGTCGTTGTAGAAATTACTGGCGGAAGCGGAAGCGGCGCAGAAGTTGAAGCAACAGCAACTAGCGCATCACGTGGCTGGGCCCGTATTGTAGACATTTCAAATGATGGCCAAGGTGTTAATGACAGCAATGGTAACCCTACAGGACTTACCTCACGTGGGCAGGGTGCAGTTATTCTCAACAAGGCTATCCCTAACACTGCCCGTGTCAGTCGCATATTCCCAGCTTATCATACTGTTTTTAGTTCAGAAGAAAGAGAAGCAATTATTGATGAATTAGTTTCACTTAATACTTTTGGATTACGATTTGACAGTGAACTAGGACAGTGGTTTATTATTAAGGCAGGTGATCTTTCTCCAGCTACTGATAATAGTCCTGATAATTTCAGCCTAGATAATGCAGGCAACGCAAGTAACAGTAATACAGATAACAGCTGGATCATACGTGCAGATTATTCTGCAAGTTCCTGGGGATTTATATCACGCCGAACACGTTATGTATTTGGTAGTGATGAACGAATCCGCTTTTATAATCAGAATGGCGCACGTCGTTTCAACTTAGATACAAACAAACCAGAGCGTGATCGTATATTGATCAATAAAGTAAATACTCGCCCTGGTGGAAGTGTTTACCCAATTGAAGAAACATTGCCATTCTTTACCTTTCGTTACTATACTGAGCCTGACGGCTATACAGATGACCGAAAAGTTATTGTTACCTTAGCTGATATTGATAATGACAATTATCCAGACAACCCACTAGCGTTTTCTACACTGGTAGGAAGCGACAGTATCAATCTCAACACTGTCACTGAAGATGGTTTTACTTACACAGTGCGCAGCGATACTGGAACGGAAGTTAATGGACGTGAAGCCCTTAGTTTTGTATGGCGCCGCGTATCAACATCAAAATATCGAATCGATCCTAGTTTGTCAAATATTATTGACATCTTCGTTCTTAACCAGAATTATGATACTAAATATCGAGAGTGGATTGCAGGAACGCGCAATCTAGCAACAAAGCCGTCTCCGCCTACTGAGGTTGAATTAGGCCAACAGTTTGCTAGTATTGAAACTAAGAAAGCAATCAGCGACAGTGTGGTATATCGTCCAGCAGAATATAAGATTTTGTTTGGTGAATTAGCAGACATAGAGGTACAGGGTAGGTTTAAAATTGTGAAAGTAACAGGCACAACGTTAACAAATAATGAGATTAAATCACGTGTACTGATTGCAATTAATGAATTCTTCAATATTGATAACTGGGACTTCGGTGAAACGTTCTACTTTACAGAGTTGAGCGCATACATTCACCAAGAAATGCCAGGTATTATTAGCAGCGTTGTAATCACACCTATTCAAACTAGCAGCGTATTTGGTGATTTATTTCAAATATCACCAGAGAGCAACGAATTGTTCATCCCAGACGTAACACTACAAGATATCGACATTGTCGACTCATTAAACTCATTGTAAGGTAATTAAATGGCTATAGACTACACTGCCAACCCAACAGACGTAAAGAATTTCACAACAACCTCCGAGGTTAATTTAGATCAAAGCTTCCAAGATTATAGTGAATTTCTACCAAGTATTAACCGTACTGAATCACTACAGCGGTTCTTTGGTGCGACTGTTAATCAGCTTCTTAGCAGCGGTTCAACGCAAACTATTGATGCTTATTGGGGTCGTTTGGCAGGACGTAACTATAACCCAGATAATGAATTATTTCAACCTGAAATATCAGCTAACCGCATTAACTACCAATTCCAGCCTGGCGTTGTTAGCCGTCTTGGTGGGGATGTTGAACAAACAACTTCTTATATTAACTGGTTGGACCGTATTGAAAGCCTTGGTGCAGATCTAGACAATCATGATCGTATATTCAGTGAGCCTGGTTATGTATTAGATCTTCCTATCAATGCAGATATGTTTATCAATTACCGCAACTATTACTGGTTAGAAGGTGAAATTCCCCTAATTGAAATTGAGGCAACAATTACTGATCCAATTGATATTGATGATATCGTTGCGCAAAGCCAATATACAACACCTGACTTGGGTAACTATAAAACAGTAGAATTTGTTAATGGTATTCGCGTTAAATTTACTGGTCTATATGTATCTAGTACAAGTGGTGACTATAACGTTGATTCTATTTACTATGTTGAGAATGTTGGTGGACGCGGCGGCATTAAGCTAGTTGAAATTGAAGACGCGAGTGGAAACATCTTGTTTCCAGAAACTAGCCTCTACCGTGTTGAACCACGTGAAGGTTGGGACACTGTTGATTATGACGCCACCCCTTGGGATGGCACAGCTGATTATGACGATTATGACCTAGCTACCAACGCGAGCCGAGAAGATCTTGCACTTAACAAAAGTTATATTGTTATGGAACGTTGGGCACAAGATAAAAACCCTTGGGCAAGAACAAATAAGTGGTTCAGCATTTATGCACTTCGTGCAGCGACAGAGTATAATGAACTTACTTTAGAAGCTTACCTTAACACACGGACACGAGCAGACCGACCAATCGTCGAATTCCATGCTAACTTAGAGCTTTACAATACATGTAAAACTTATGTTGAAACATTAGATTATGTTATTGACTTGAATCAAGTTACCGACATGATAAGTGGTCGTCCAGACTTTCTTATTGACAGTGAAAACGCTGTTCAAAATGGTGATATTATTCTTGTTGCAAAAGAAGAAATTGGCGGAATTGAACTTGTTGACTTTAATGGTGACTTTAATGACGATTTTGACGCTGGTGCTGCCGTAGGCGGATCATATAGCTCTAGCTTCAGCCTGGCATATAATCTTGGTGTACAGGGAACATTTTATGAGGACGCATTCATAGTAAGCGGTGTTGGCACAAACATTACGCTTTCAGCATATAGCAGCTATAATGAAGATGAATACATTATTGTAGGTAAGGGAACAGAAAAAGGCACAATTTTTTGCTTTAAGAATGGCGAATGGTCTGTAGCACAAAACAAAGAGAATCGTGGAGATGCTCCGCTGTTTAAACTATATGACCAGGATCTAGTAGATCTTGAAGCTTTTGATAATAATGATTTCTTAGGTGATTTAGTATTTGGATATGAAGTTACACCTGGCGCACAATTTGATCGTGAATTAGGATTTTCACCAACATTTACTGATCAAGGTTCGTTTAACAATTTTAAATTCTCTTGGACACTGAGTAATCAACGTTATAACCAGAACGTTACAGTTGATACACAAGAAGAAATTGTAGGCTATTACTTTTATCATAATTGGATAGAGGATGAATACCTAAACGGCTGGAGTAACATTCAAGAAGGACAACGTGTCCCTGTTATCCAAACTCAGATTGCTGACGGTGTTAGCACTGTGGAATTTGAGTTGGGCACTAGTGCAGTTGGGAGATCAACTGAATATACTGTTGCTCTTGAAAATAATAAATTCCGTTGGCATTCACACAGTTATATTGACCGCAATACAATTGGATATGCTAACCCAGACTTTATTTGGAAATATGACACAAACTATACAATAAATGATTTAATTTCTGTAGATGCTAGTAAGTTGGAAATGACTGACCCGTTTGGTAATGCAGATGGTAACATCACTTACAGTGGAACAGATACCCTAAAGACATTTAGTGTTGCTAGCGCATACGTGTATGATAAAGTCCTATATCGCAAGTCAGATGAGACTAATGTTTACGGTGAAATCTTCCTTAGCAATAGCAATCAAAACCGTTACGGGCTAACAAAAAATGGTCAAAGATTGGTTGAAGATGTTGACTTTACATACAGCGGCACAACACTCACAGTTACAGCCACCACAGTAGAAAATGACGTTATTGAATTGCGTTACATTCCTGACTCAGATCTTACGGATGTAGTTTATGATGTTGCACCTGTACATTTTTACAATAACGACAACAACCCATTCAATGGGGCTGGATATGATGATCTAATTAACCACTTTATATTACAGGTCGGGGCAATGCCTGGACTTGAAGGAAAAGTTAGTGGTACCAACAATTATCACAAAACATTTCGCAAGCACACATACGATGGATTGATTCGTCAACAAATTTTCAGGACCAAACATATTCAATATCTACTTGATCAAGAAGATATTAACCCAATCCGCGCACTCAAGTCGTTTAGCCGTGACTATGTTGATTTTAAGAAATCTTTCCGTAGCAAGGTTTCTCAGTTGTGGCAGACAGAGTCCTGGAACACCACCCGCGAGCTAGTAGACCGCGCACTCAGTGATATCAATATTGGTAAAAATGAGTCGTTCAAATATTCACATAGTGACATGCTTTATTATAAGCAAGCCCGCAGCACCACATATATTATTGGCGATAGCACAACTACTTTTGCATTGCCAGAACTAATTAACCGTTACGGCGATACACAAAACCACATCCAGGCTTACCTGACAGAAACAGTAGCAGAAGTTGGCGCAGTAGTTGAACGCCCTCTGACCTTAGGTGTTGACTACACTATCGAAGGACCAAACCTTGAACTAGCAACCGCTGTCGTTAGCACTAACATTGTAAACGCATTAGACAACGTTGTGAACGGCCCAGACAATGTCGTTCTTGAAATCGGTACTAATGACTCTGGAACCTCCGGCGCAATATTAACGATTCGCTGGTATGATTATACACAACACAGTCATGTTCCATTCAGTGCAGTAAAATTAGGATTCTTTAAACCAACCCAAATTGAAATTGTTGATGGTGAATTAATTGGTCATGATGGTAGCAGATATACATTGACTAATACTAATGTATATGATTTAACTAGCGTAGATTTTGATCCAGTTGCCGCAGCACTTTGGGACTTTGAGCTACGTATTATTAATAACCTTGTCCCTGAACATTTTGTAGACGACAAAATGGGTCAAGATATGATTAGCTTCTATCCAAACCCAGTAGGTGAATTTAGCTATAGTGTAGCAGATATGAATGCACGACTTGACGATTGGTACAACCGTTACGCTGTTCGCAATGGTATAACTGAAATTGATCAAGTAGACTATAACGCTGGTGACGAGTTTACATGGAATTACAACACAGTTGGTCCAGAACTTGGCAGCTGGCGCAGCCTATACACTTATGAGTTTGGAACTGATCGACCACATACCCATCCTTGGGAAATGTTAGGTCATCACATCAAGCCGACATGGTGGGATGCAACATATAGCTGGACGGCTGGCGCACTGCGCACCGCACTTGAGGATGCATTGCTTTATGGAATCACAGGCAATGCATTGACGCCTAGCTATTCAGACATCCGTTACGCAAGACCAAATTATGATTGGGCCAATGACACACTAGTAAGTTCTGATGGAAATGCTACCCTAATAGGACCAGTAACAGCTAATGTAGTTGCTACACCAACCGCCGTGGCGGCAGCGCAAGATTTTGTGTTTGGTGATTGGAGTGAGACTGAAAATAGATGGCGCAAGAGTAGTGAATACCTATTTGCACTTGCTGAAGTATATCTACAGCTAAAACCATATCGTCTACACGAAATATTTTGGAAGCTTGATCAATGGAATGTCAATACCAATGTCACACAAGAGCAATGGGTTGACCCAGATACATGTCAGCGTTTGCACATCAATGAACTACATAACCAACTTATTGAAGATGGAATCATTGGTAAGATTTCCGTTGTCACACCTGGCACTGGTTACACATACCTGGACCTAGAATTTAAAACTAATGATTTGGTTTGTTACCGCACTGCGTCAGCCGTAGCGTATACAAATGCTGGTCAAGCAGTTGGCGTTGCAATTACTGATCCAGGACGTGGATTTGACAATGATCCTGTTGTTGAATTGACTGGACCAATTGCTTCTACTGGTGTAGAGTTAGAATACGTATTGGATTTCAATTTCATTGTAACACACTTGGGATTTAATACATTACCGTCAGAAGAATATCGCACACAAGAAAGCACAACTAACGCGCTCAGCGAGCGTCTAGATGGACTTGAAATTAACTATACATTGCATGTTGGTGGATATACTGACAAGCGTATCTTGAATATTGAAATTGATGGTGACTATGAAAGTGGACTTATTCGTATTCCAGAATCAAGCTATGATATTAAAATTGATCGTAATGCACCAATCAAGACAGCATTTTACAGTGGTGTAAAAATTACAAAGATTGAGGGCAGCGGATATCAGGTTGATGGATATGATCTAGACAGTACGTTCTTCAACTTCCTACCTCCAAGCACTGCTGGTACACAAGTTGGTGTAGAAATTGGTGGCACTGAGGTAGTCAAATATCTCAAGTGGCATAATAATCCAACTCGTATTCCATATGGTACACGCTTACTCAAGCGCCAAGAATTGTACCAATTCCTATTAGGACTTGGCAAATATTATGAAAGCCTAGGATTTGATAACTACAGCCGTTGGGAGGAGGAAGCCCGACTCGCTATTATCTGGGCGCTAGACAGTGTTGAGACTGAACCACACTACGTTAACGGTATAGATGGCAGCTTATTTTATAACCAGGGTAGCCGAGGCGTTGTACAGCAAATCGATATAAACTATGATGGTGTTAGCAACGTATTGGACTCAGAATTTAAGAATATTCGACGCAATGAGCTCTTAGTTTTGCGTGATAACGAAATGACAGAAATTAGTATGAAGGGTGGCGACGACCGTATATACGGCGTGGGAGTAAGAGTTGTTGAATTTGAACACATTGTTGCATTTGACAACGTGACTACATTCAATGATCCAATTTACCAACCAGAACTTGGATTGGGCCAAAACCGTGTACGACTTATAGGTGAGCGCACCCGTAATTGGAATGGTCGAGTTGAAGCGCCTGGTTACATGGTACAAGACACTGGACTTATCCTTAACATGGAAAACAGTGTTCATGAATTAGAAACAGAATGGGTGTCGGCAGAAAGTAAAGCACTAGAACGCCTGACACGCCAAACAATTGGCTTTAATGCAGGATACAGCAAACCAACATATATGACCAACCTGTTTATTGGTGATAAAACTGCATACCGTTTTGAAAAAGGTAAGCGCAAATACCAAGGAACCGAATCAGCAATTGCAGCAATGACTCGTAACAAGAATATCTTTGGCAGCGAATTTGAGCATGAACTATATGAAGAATGGCTAGTACGTTTAGGTGAGTATGGTGATGTTAGCGAAAGCAGACCACTTCAGTTTGCAATTGATCCTAACCAAATTAAGACAGATCCACAGCACTTCCGTTTCAGCGAGCAGTTTGTAAGTGATAAGAGTGAAGACCTAATCATTGACTTACATAAAGGCGCAGCAAATTCAATTTCAGGAACATATGATTCACCCTTCAGCATTTATGATGTGTTGCCATTGGACAACACAAGCATTCAAAATCTAGAGCAGTATCAGGACTTTACTCGTGACGCTGGCTTGCCAATTGTTGATGAAGTTGATTATTTCTTAGGAAGTATTGATGATATTGGCGACATTTATGATCCAACAGCGCCCTATGCACTTGTACCAAATTGGAGTTCAACCACTGCATATGTACAAGGTGAATTGGCTCGTCTATATGGAAAAGTTTATCGCCTCGCTATTGATGCAACAGGACTAACTGACGTACAAGGTGATATTGTAGTACGTGGTACTCAGATATTCCCACAGGTTGCTAGCGGCTTAACATTTATTGCTAACGGAACAACGGTTAATTTTAGCAAAGACGGCAGCAGTATTACATACGATAATATACAACTACAAGGTACAGTAGTAAACCCAACAGTACCAAGTGGTGATACACTAGTTCTTGACGGTATTAACGTTAACTTTATTAAAGATGAAACTACTACAACATATAGTGATATTGTTCTTGAAGGTGGGGTAACAGGTCCTGACATACTTAACAGCGCCAGCCGTACATTGGAAATCTATTATGCTAACTCAGCGTCACCTACACTAATGACAACTGTTACAGTGACGTTTAACGAGCTAAATCCAGAACTCACAATGCAGACGATTTGGAACAATGCACTTGGTGATGCTATTACAACAGCAGGCGGCGCAACAGTCAGCCTTACAGAAACAAACGCACGTATTGTAGCACTCGACGCATTACGTGCGGCATATATTGCAGCAGGCAATACTACCACGGCATGGCAAACTCGTATGCTAGAATATTATGATGAAGTACCAGGAATCGCACCTGATCGATTCCTTAACCCAGAATATTGGGGCACGCAGATCCTAGCTGCTGGAGTTCCAACTTGGCAGTCAGAAGCTGAAGCCTTAATGCAATTGGATCTGGATCTGATTGCAGATATTGGTGGTGCACATAGTGAAGACATTGCGTCAATGACGTCAGGATCTCTTAACAGTGCTGGAACTTGGAATACCGCCCGTGACGCAGCAAATGATCTTCTAGACTATAATAATACGGTATCAGACAATAACCAAAACTTACAGGATTACCGAACATTTATAACAATTATCGGTAGTACCTTTAGTGCAGGTCAACTAATTACAGTAACTAATCCTATAAATTATGTATTGGATGACATAACTGCAATTGCTAACAAGATTGCCGCAGCATTAACTCTAGCCGGCGCTCCTGGTGATATTACGGTAAGCCCAGCAGGTAATATTATTACACTTACCCGCACAAACAATGCTGTTGGTTATCGTTTAGGTGTTGAAAATGACACAGATCTAGGATTTACTGGTGTAACTGATGTGCAAACACAAGGCACAACATCAACAATATCAGTTCCTCTTACTTTAAGCGAAGCTGTTATTGCTATCAATAACTTTTCAATAACAGGTGTCACCGCACAAATTGCTAGCAATCAACTACGTATTGTAAGTACAAACGAACAGTTGGTAGTTGGTACTGGTTCAGCAAACAATGACTTTGGAATTAACCAAGGAACTTACAATGCAACTGCTAATACTGTACCTGTTCTGGTAGACTTAGCAATTGGTGATGTTGTGACGCAGATTAACGATGCTAGTATTACTGATCTGGTTGCAAGTCAAGTTGAGGGTGCATTACTATTGAGTTATGCAGGTGATCAGCTTATAATTGGTGATGGAACATCTAATACTGAATTAGGCATTATTGCGCAAACATACGAGAGTCAGACTGACAGTGTTAGCAATGTATTTAATGCTGATGAATGGGACGTTGTACAGGACCCAGCTAACTTTAACGTTTGGACAATTGACAATATTGGAAGTAACACAATAGGGTCTGTAAGTACAACCAACCGTTATGATGTATTACAGACTATGGATTTACAAATTGGTATACTTGAAGTTTGTGCTGGATCTGAAAATGGTGATGATGCGCTTATCCAATGTGATACAGCACATACACTCGCTGTTGGTGACTATGTTTTACTAGTGAACACAACAAGTGTACCAAGCTTGGACGGAATTTATCAGGTAACTACCCTCCAAAGCGATACAGGCTTCTACGTTGATCGTTATATTGAACAAAAAGGATTTACTGGAAAAGTATTCCCAATGCGTTCTGTCCGATTCCCAAGCAGCACGGTTGCAGAAGCAGCAATGTCAGATACAGATTATATTCAGGACGGACTAGGACTGCGCAGCGGAACTTACGTTTATGTGGATGAAGTATTTGATGGTGGCAATAACGGTCTTGGCTACGGTGCAGTTTATCAAGTGCAACGTACAACTGGCGGCGCCGGACTAGTTCTAGTTCGTAACGAAACAGGTAAGACTAATAACAGCACAATCAAGAATGGTGTGCTTTATAGTAATTCAACTGGTGAGACAGTTGTGCGTTTTGAAATTTATGACCCGCTCAAAGGAATTATTCCAGGTATTGCGGCGGCTGAACTTGATCTGCGTAGCGATGTAGACTTTGCTTATTACACTGACTCAACCGATCCAGAACTTGAGATTCGTCCTGAAAACGCATGGGGCAACCGTCAAGTTGGTACAACTTGGTGGGATTTGAGCAATGCAATTTACCTTAATTATGATCAAAGCTCAACAGAATATCGTCAAGAGCAATGGGGCCAACTATTCCCAACAGCAACAATTGATGTTTATGAATGGACAAAGAGCTCAGAAACACCTGATGATTATCTCACAGCCGTACAGGCAGGTACAATTATTGATGGTGTAGAGTTGACAGGACAGCCTTACCAAATTGAGGATCAATTTGGTGATGTACAGTACAATTGGTGCGAAGAGATGGAAGTCAATCGTAATACCAATCAAATTGAAACATACTATTACTTCTGGGTAAAGAACAAAACAACTACACCAACCCTGGAACGTCAATACAGTGTTCTGCAGATAGCTGACATTATTATAGATCCAACGACACAGGCAGTTGACTGGCTTGCAGCAACAAGTGAAAATACACTATTGGTTAGCAGCTTGAGCAAGTCAAATGGATTTGATGACTTGGTTATGCAAGTTAACTATGATGCTAATGCAAGCGATTATCACCAGGAATTTGCATTGCTGGCAGAAAATGACCCAGCACTTGTAATTCCAGAATGGTTGCACATTAGCTTGCGAGATAGCCTAGCAGGATTTACACAAGACACTACAACTCTAGATTATACTGATTGGGACAGTGTTACTACTTACAGTCCTGAAAGTATAGTTTTGAGTGCACTTGGAAAATATTACCGTAGCCACACTGAGTCTACTAATATTAATCCTGATGGCGATACAGACCAAGACTATTGGTCAGTACTCGAATTTAATGAAAATAATCCTGATGGTCTTTATACAGGTGTTGATACTGTAAAGATTAACACACCGCAGACAATTCCAGACAGAAATTTACATCCGAGCGTGCGCTATGGTATTGAAACACGACCACACCAGATTTGGTTCCAGGACCTTGAAAAATCTCGTAAGGTAGCTGTAGACAAGCTTAATGATCAACTCACAAGTATCAACTTGGTAGATAGTGATATACCTTGGCGCGAAGAATTTGAGCGTTCATTCTTTGTAGGTGATCTTGAATATGACATTACTCAGTATTGGAATTTTGTAGATTGGAACCTTGAAGGAACATTATATGAAAACGGCACTGGTGATTATTTTGTTGAATTTGTAAATGATTTATCAGCATTGACTCCAAGTGAAGGTGAATTAGCACAAGTTGAGCGCAGTATTGACCCAGATGGTAGATCACGCCGCAGTGTATGGGTATACAGTGCTGGTGAATGGTCCATAGTTTACAAAGAAAAAGCAACAATTAAGTTTAATAACTTACTTTGGAATAACGAATCAGCTGCAACAGGATGGGATATTGTAGGATGGGACACTGATGAATGGGACAAGAGCTCCAGTGCAGTTATGGTGGAAATCTTTGACAGCTTCTATAATAGAATTTGGGTTGAAGAGCGCCGCAGCTTTTATGCAGACTTGTGGTTTGACATGGTTAAGCATGTGCTGCATGAACAACGCGAGCCAGACTGGATCTTTAAGAGCAGTTATTTCAAGTTGATTGTAGAAGATACACTAGAAAAGCAATACAACAAATATTTCACAGAAAATGCTGATGAATTCTTTGACTTTGTCGATGTTGTTAAGCCATTCCGTAGCAAGCTACGTGATGGAATTGTGCGTAAGGTTGCTGATGATGAAATTAATACGTCACCATTAGACACAATAGAGGTTAGAGTACAAACTAACCCTGTAAATGAAGCAATTGACGAAACAAATACTCGTAGCTTCCGACTAACTGTTGGTAGTGATGGGCTTAACTATTCAAGTCAGATTGTTAATGAGCACAAGGTACTATTAGGAATTGATATTGGTCCTGATGATTTGATCATCCCAATTCTTAATATTGGAACCAATACGATTCCAGAAACATCTGGCGCAATTTGGATTAATAGTGAACGTATTGAATACACAAGTACATCATTCACAGACGCAAGTGGAATTGGTAGCGGATTTACTAGTGGATTTGATGTTGGCTTTGGTGGCGTTACATTACTAGTGGGTATTACTCGTGGTACACAAGGCACATTTGCACGTGGTCACAGCTATGCTGATATTGTTGAAGATGCAACTAACTTAGATCTAGTAGAAAATACAACCCTAAGTGATTATGGAACTACTACAACTGGTGCAACAGATAATCTTGCACCAGCCTGGAATGAACTAGGTGATGGACTATTGGAGGCAGGTAACCTGGATCCAAATGGTATTACTATACGTGGCGAGGCATTTGGTACAATCGATCCATATGGAGAGATTTTGTATGCACAATGGTTGATATTCCAAGAAACAGCTGAAGCAATTGAGAATTTCCAAGGCGAACTTGAACAGTTAATTGAGGAATTTTGGATAGAAAATTATCCGTGGCTATCAGCAGACACTGAATTGCCTAGTGGAACAACTACACGTACCGCAGCGGTACCACATGATTCCGTTACTACATCTGATAGTGATTACTACGGTGTAACGGCTGACGGCACCGCCTACAAAGCAGATAATACTAAGGACTGATGGTCCATAAATACTTGAAACCCATAGGAACAAGAAATGGCAGTAGATCTAAATCAACTTGAAATTACAGTTGCACAACTAGAAGAAGATGCAACAGTAATCGGTAAAATTGTAAATGATGCAGTTGATGCACCAAACGCCGGTGAAGCTGACGGCACAGTTACAACACGCTTAGGCGATGTTGTTAAAAACGTTAATCGTGTCTTAGCTGACTTAACAGCAAGCAATCCGGTTGCAGATTTGTCTAACAGTACAACAACCGACCTAGCTGAAGGCACTAACCTTTATTATACACAAGGCAGATTTGATACGGCATTGACTGCTAAGTCAACTACTGATCTAAGTGAAGGCACTAACCTTTATTATACACAAGGCAGATTTGATACGGCATTGACTGCTAAGTCAACTACTGATCTAAGTGAAGGCACTAAC